CTATTATATCCGCAATACAATACGTTGTAGGGAAATATAAATAAACCAGAACGAACGGCAGCTCGAAGAATATCATCATTAAAATAAACTAATCCGTTCGCTGTATCTAAATACTTTCCGTTATTTACATTGGTTAGCCGTAATGTCCCGCGTGCGTTACTAGCAAGGTCAGCCCAATTAAAGTAATCAACTCTATATTGCTGTCCTGCTGCCACGGCAACAACTTGCCGAAATAGTCGGCTATATGTGGCATTCATTGTACTACGCGGATACCAGTATAACCCTAATCGCGTCACATTTTCGGGAATGGTAAATGTCGGCATATATTCCACTTGATTTTGAGCGTTATATTGATTTCGTGACGGAACAAAACAAGCGGTAGGAACATCAACGGGAATAGGAATATCCCCCCCTGATGTGGCTTGAAGTAATCTTCTATTAAACATTTTATTACTTCCTTAAAATTCAGAATAAATCATATAGCAAATACCAATGATAGCCCACGTTATCGCACCCATAAATATCGCTTCCATATCAACGCCTACTTTTCTTTTGTCGCAGCGTTTTTCTCGCCATAACTGCCCATTCGTGACTTGACCAAACTAGACAGGTTGGGCAAATATTTACGTCAAGCCGCCCGTAAGTAAAGCTTTTGCAGGCGTCCGCTGAATATTCTTCATTGCATAGATTGCACTTAATTTTCCCGTTTTCCATTTCAAAACCTCTCTTAATCTGTATGCTAAATTTGCTGGTATAAATGCGGTAAAATACGGTATTTTATCGTTAAATTATTTATGTAGATTAAATGTCAAAATGGCGTTTTTTGCTATCTCGTTTTTTTGAGATATCAAATTTACCCGTTTTTGACATTACATTTATTAATGGTAAATTATGGTTAGCCCTGTATTTTATTGTTGCGTACGAAACACCTAGTATTCTTGACCATTCCGCTAGCGTATGTTCTTCGTTATTAAATACTATATGGCGGTTTGTTCTTTTATTGTTGCATTGTTCAACTTGTGTTATCCACCTACAGTTATCAGGCGTATAATTTCCATTTACGTTAATTCTATCTAAAGTTAAATTGTTTTGATAGCCATGTGATAACGCCCATTCTCTGAATGGTATAAAATCCTTTTGCCATTCCTCACAAACTTTTATACCTCTGTTGAAATAGCACCCCGTTTTATCTTCTTCGGTACAGCGGCGGCGCATATTTTTCCAAGCTTCGTATAATCTTCGTGGGGTTCTGCCATGCTTGAAATTTATCTCCCGTATCCGTTGCGAAGCGGCTTCACGGTTATAACATCCACAACTTTTTGTTGTGCCATTATTTAAGTTTTGTGATAATACCGCCCTAGTGTTCCCACAACTACATTTACATATCCACGCTATGCGCCTACCTATTTTTATTCTTTCTAATGTTTCAAGTCGCCCAAAATGGTCGCCAGCGTTTATTGTTTGATATTTCATTTCGGCACTCCTGTATTGCTGTTTCCAGCTTCTACATTTCCGTGAACATGGTCGGCAAAGCTAATACCTTTGATTGTCGCATTGTCGATAACATCAAGCCGCTGCTGCACGGTTGTGTTACCTGTAACGGTCAGATTGCCATTTATGGTAGTGTTACTGTTAATGGTCGTCTGACTGGTGTTAACTGTGACGTGCTGCGGGGCTGTTACCATAACATTGCCGTCCGGTAGAATCTGAATGTAGCAGGTCGGCTGCTGGTTTAAAAATCCGCCGATAAAAAAGCCGTCTGAAATATCAAAGTTCCTAAAGCTGCCCGGCTGGACTGGTTCAGCCGTCCCTGTAACAACGTTGGATACATCCCGCTGACAGAATACCGCAAGTCCAATATCACCCGGTACAGGGTCGCAAACTAATGCCGCTGCGCCGCCCTGTATTCTGCAATAGGGTAAATTATAAAGCGGGGCTGGATTTATGGCGTTGTTTTTGGCGTCTAGGGAAACTATTAAGGGCAGTACATCAACTCGCCCTGTGGGGCTTATTCCGTCGCTGTAAACAGCTTGAACTTTGCACGGTAACGCCGTATTTACCCTGCCATTCAAAAAGTTTTCAACAAAATACGCCATTTCGTTGCCCTGACTGTTACCAGTAAAAGGGGAACGAGTGCTTTCAACCGTTGGCGCAACTATTTGAGATTTTTTCAAAGTATCCATATCAGTTCTCCTGTACGTAAACGGCTTTGACTACGCTGTCCCACGCTCCCGCTGCCTGTGAATTAAAACATTCTAGATTATGCGTCAAGCTTGTAACTTTCCATACGCCTGTAGCTCGCGGAACAACGCTTTCCAGCTTTACTAACCCGCCTAGTGTGATAGTAGGGTCAAATTCGCATTTAAATTCTATGCCGTCCTGCGTGAAAGACGGGTAGCCGATTAAACCAGTTCCTACCTTTATCAACACAGCATTACCGCTGCGCGCTCCGTTTTTCGGAGTTATCACGACTTTACTGTCGTCAATGTATAAATCAATGCCTAGTTGCTTGGCTAGCTTGTGCATTTTTTCGATTGGACTGCCCGTAAAGGTTGTGTTTCTAACGCTTGCCGAAACGCCCTCATTGATAAAAGTATATCCCGCTTCTGTCGCGAATTGCTCGAACAGTTTCGCGGCGTCGGTAGTGCCTTGTACAGCGATTGGCGGCGTTGCCAGTAGTGCAGGATAAATACCCGCCGCTGCTTTGATATCAAAAGATATCTCCGGCGCAGCGCTAAAGTTAGCGGCTGCCAGTGTAAACTCACCTTCAAAGACTGTCCCGACTATACCCGTATCGTCGCCAGCTTCAAGACGAATAAAGTTCTTTTCTGACTGCTGTGGATAAAATGCTAACGTGCTTGCTGTTTCCATTACACTTAAAGGTAAACCGTATATACTGGCGGTTAAAGTGTTCTTGTCCTCGCCGCCTGGCTTCGCTATCGTCGCTTTAATGCGGTGATTTTCGATAATGATAGTATTGCTATTCGTATTCGGAAAAGTCCCGCTACGAAGCGTTATAGTCGCTCTAAGGGCTTTTATTGAAAAACTCATGCTACATCTCGCTTTCCGGCACGAAGCACAAGACAAAACGTGTTCCTAGCTCTTTATAGTCCGGCTGCGCTCCGTGTCCTTCTTTGTCCACAAATAGCAGATTTCCGCTGAAATTCAATTTAGGCTGCTGTAAGATAAACTCATTAGTTACACACAGCGCGCCAGTGCATATAACTTCATCCTGTACGTTTAAATCACAATATAGGTGGTCGTAACGCCAGTATAAGCGAATTTGGCAGATTTGACCGTCAAGCGTCACCGTAAATTGCTGATTAGGTATAGCGTTTAATGGTATCGTTTTATAAGTCATAATATCCCCCTACAATCCCAAAACCTTTTTTATATCGTATGCTACACTAATATTTTCGGAATCGTCCCCTTCACCTTCACTGGGATTAGTGTTACCTCTATCAACAGTCGAAGCGTCTGACGCGCTGGCGGCGTCGTCGGATGTTATCGGCTGCACATCAACATTTGTATACTGGCTTTTCTGCTGCCGAATCTCGACAAGATGAATGTTTACTACAAGGGTCGTTAATGCCTGCCCCTCGTTAAATGCATAATCATATTTGTCGAGCGTCATATTTTGATGTTCTTTAAGCGGTGTAACAAATGATATTAATTCCGTCGTTGTTCGTAGCCGTTCTAGCACCGCAACAGCCTGTTGAAGTTCTCCCGGCGTTCCGTCTTTAGCAAGCGTTACTGTGATATCCATAGGGGCAGTAGTTTTATTGTAGGCAGCAAAGCTACCTTGTTCTAGGTAATCGTATGTAATATTAGCTTCCGCTTTTACAGTGCTGCCTAGATAGGTCGTAAATGTGGCTAGTGCTGTACCTGCGCTGTTGGCAAGTAACCAATTCTGCCATTCTTTACCGCTCCAATTCCATAATTTAGCCATGTTTACGCCCCCTTATTTAATGCCGCTTGCATTCGTAAAGAATAGCCCGGATTTCTCGCTGATTGCTCCACCCATGTCGGCAGCTATGCCGCTTGCGTCCGTTGCTGCGGTATGGATATCAATTTTGCCTACATTGATTTCTTGATTGGTATTGCTACCCCCGCCGCCTGCTGCAATAGCCTGCAATGACGGTATTGGAGTATTAGCTTGTTCCCACCGTTCAGAAATGGTAGCTTTTATGCTGCTCAATGAAGGAATTTTGTCTAAAATCTTCCCTATCCATTCCCACGCTGATTCAAGCGGGGATATCAGGTAGTCGTTAATAAACCCTGCAATGGCTTTGAACGCTGCGCCGCCTGCTGTAACAAGTAACGCCATTGCTGTTACGATTTTATAAAAGCCCATTAGGCAGAATAATAGGATTTGTTTCAATATCTCCCATGCTATTTGGGCTGCCTGTTTCAAGTAATCCCACGCCGTTTGTAGTGCCGCAAGGACTTCATCACCTGTTCCTAACATTTTCCATAAATCCTCAAAGGCACTCTTGCCGCCGTTGGCGTATACCCATAAATCTTCTAGGACTAATAGAAACGCTGCTATAAGCATTATAACCCACGTTATAGGATTAGCTAGTATGGCGGTGAATAAACTCCATAGGGCAGGCAGTAATAAGCCCGTAACAACGGCTACAATAGCGTATAACGCCATTGTTAATATATCGCCGTGTTTCTGCATATATGCGAATACATCCGTTAACGCTAGGGCAAATTGAGTTAACGCGGGAGCAGCAAAACGCAGAATCGGCAGAAAAACGAATGTGAAAGAACGGCTTAATTCTGTAATGCTGTCGTTAAATTTTGCAGCTATAACCGTATCTTCTTTGGTAAAATATCCTAAATCCTTTTGACGTTTTATAAGGTCGTCTAAAGCTTGCCTACCACCTTGCAAAAGTCCTATCGTACCTTCGTCGAGTTGTAATGAAGATAATATACCTTGACTTTCCAGCTTGCTCATACCTTCAACAGCTCCGGCTAAATCTCGCAAAACGTCAAATACATTGCGGACTTTTCCGCTGTCGTCTACTACTGCAACGCCCAGTTGCTCGAAGAATGGCAGTATACGGCTTTTACCTGTAACAGCGATACGGGCTAACTGTTTATTTAGTCCTTCGACGCTGTTAAACAATCCCCTGACGCTGCCGCCTGATAGTTCTGCCGCGTTGCCCCATGCGTATAAATCCGGCGCACTTGCGCCTATACGGTCTGCAACTTTACCGACGGCGTCAGCTCCTGCGGCAAGACTTTTAACTTGCGCTATAATTGTACCAAACGAAAGGAAAGCGGCGGCTGCTGCTGTTCCTTTTTTCGTTAGCTTTGAAGCAAAGCTTTCTGTTTTTTTGTCGGCTTCGTCTATTCCTTTGTTAAAGTCTGTGGGGTCTAGCCCTAGAGTTATCATAAAACTATCAATAACTGTAGCCATTTTTTAACCCCCTTTCGTGTTTTTTCGCATATAGTCGGCTAGTAAAAAGTCATTAGTATTTTTATTAGCCAAAATCTCGCACATATCTAATAAATCATCATAGCTGTAAATTGTTTGAAGTTCATGCAGTGTGGCAAGTCTTGCGGCGACTACGTTAGCAACAGAGGGCGTGACATTTACTGTTTTTTCGAGAAATGAATACCGCTGCTGCTCGGCGACAAGTCGGGCGTTTCGTTTAACTTGCCGCCTTTTCGAAAACTAGAAAAATTCACCTCAAAGGCTTTCTTTTTCAGCGTCCATAGGCTACCTACTTCCTCAATAACTGCGTCTATTGTTTCCGGCATTAATTCTTGCTCTACACCGTCGGAAGTAATGAGCGAACAGCATTTAAGCAGCTCGTTGCCCAGCTCGGCGACTTCTTCAACATTAACATTTCCTAAAGATTTAAAAACTTCATCAATGTTAACATCACGCCAGTTAATTTCGGAAATGCCTTTTCCTTCCGGCAGTCCGTTGAATGAATTTGCAATACCGCCGTGAAGTGCCACGGCTGCAAGTTTAATAATAAACATTTCGAGTTTTGTCGCGGGCATTTGTCGCGCCTTAAATTTCA